TTACTCACGGTATTGGCCGAAAACGTCGAGCTGCGCAGACCGATCGGTTCGCTGCATCTGCTGCTCGATGTAGTGCTTCCGCGTCACTCCCTCGTCGGCGTGGCCGAGCTGCTCCTTGGCCGCCTCCGGACCGAGGATCGTCGCGACAGCCTTCCGGCACGCCTTCGTCGTCATCCACTCCACAGGTGTCCCCTTCACTGCGACCGCCCACTGCGCCCGGACGTTCTCCGGCCAGCGGAGCTTGCCATTCGCTGACGGGAACACCCACTCGCAGTACGAGTTCACCCGCCTCGACACGAGCACGTCGATGGCGAACTGCGGGAGGAACAGGGTGCGGTTCGATTCCTCCGACTTGGGGAACGCCTGACGATGAATGCCCTTCCCGCGGGTTCGTGTCACGGTGCCGGAGACGGTGACCTTGCCGTGCTCGAGGTCGACATCGGACCAGCGCAGCGCGAGCAGTTCACCGATACGCCAGCCAGTCCCGACGAGCAGGTCGGCGATGTCGGCGAGATCTCTGATTGAGTTGCCCCGCGCCGGCGGCTTCGCATCGTAGGCGCGCATCACTGTTCTGAGCTCATGCACATCCTCGATGCTCGGCGCCCGGACGGCTTTGCGTTCCACGGGCGGCAGGAGGAGATCTCTGGCGACGTTGGAGTCAGCAGCGTTGTGTCGGACAGCGAGCCCGAACATGCCCTTGAGAACAACGCCCAGCATCCGTGCCTGGCCCTCACCCGAGCCCTCGGCGACGCGATCGACGAGTCGTTGCATCACAGGCACCGTCGCCTCACGGATCCGCACTGAGCCGACAGCCTTATTCACGTGCGCCCGGATCGTTCCCTCGTAGCGTTCCTTCGTGGCGTCGGCTCGCTTGGACTTGCGGATCTCGATGACCCACTGCTCTGCGAGTGCAGTCAGCGTCGACTCCCGGGTGAGGTATTCGTTCGTCGGGGTCAGCCGGTCACGGAGGGACTCACGCAGGAGGTTCGCCGCCGCGCCCTTCGTCCGGCCGAACTTCTGCGCCCGACGAGTCACCCCGTCGAAGTCGCGATAGTAGGCGACCGCTGCCGGCTTCCCGTCAATCGTCTTGGTCTTGATCTCGCCCCACGTTCCGAGAGGCAGTGGTGGGCGCGCCATCACGCCACCTCGATCAGTCGGACGAGTCCCGGGCGACCGCCTGCGCTGCTTCCTGCATGACGGACTCGAATGGCAACCCGAGCAGATCGCACAGACCTTGCACCTGGTCGACGTCGAGCACACGCTTGCCGCCGAAGATGCGCGAGATCTGCGCCTGCGACAGCCCAATGCTCTCTCCGAGCGCCGTCTGACTCACGCCCTGCAACTCCGCTTCCCGGCGCAGAATCGCCGCGATGTTGCGGGAGTACGCTCCCGGCGTTTTCTTGACTGACGGCACGCAAGCCAATGTAGCGAACATTCACCCCAGCACTCATGCTCGACGCACTATGCCATTTGGGATACCATCGGGGCATGATCCACACCACGCGGCGTGTCATGGTCGCCACAGCGATTATGGCGCAGTTGCGGGCGCAACGGATGACGCCAGAAGATCTCGCCCAGGCAATCGGGTTGCCTGCGGATGACCTTGCGGAGCGGCTGAACGGAGCCGTGGCGTTCGACGTCGACGAGCTTGATGCCATCGCTGTGGCTTTGCGGGTGGAGATCGACGCGCTGCTCGGTACCCGATAGCTTCCCGCCAATGTCGGTGGGTTAGTCGAAGCTGTGTTCGAACATGCCATTTGGCATCCAATGTTCCAGGGGGGACAAATAATGACTGTGGGATTCGAAAGTTCGAAGCTTGTCATGGGACGACTCACTGCCGCGGGGGCGCCGGTTGATCGAGTCGAGTCGCAACACCCGGACATGGTGCTGCTTGGCACGGTTCTAGGGTTGGCTGAGACGCTGGGCGCGGATTACCGGCTGTTGTTTGCTGCGCCGGTCGAGGATATTTCGGCGGCCTTCTTCTTGGCGAGACCCATCACTTCGCCCGGCTCCAGCCCGAGTGCGTCGACGAGCTCGAAGAACTGACCCATTCGCATGGGGCGCTCCCCACTGAGTAGTCGCGAGAAGGTGCGCTCGGGGATGCCTGACTTTGCAACGAGATCGTCGTTGCTCATGTTCAGCTCCGCCTTGCGTCCGCGCAAGATGGCCGCAATTGCCTGGGTATAGCTTTCGGTGTCCATATGGGCACTATATGGCCAAAATGGGCCGACTTCAAGGTGCCCCCCGGAGTGGGGTAAGCCCGATTTGGGCAACACGGCCCGTTTTGACTTGAGGTAGCCCGTTTGGGCCGTACATTGTCTGCATGGGCCGAATCAATCACACAGAAACCATCGCCAAGCGGGTGGACGCAAGCCGCTGCTCGCTCGACATCGCCGTCAATCGACTGGCGGAAGACTCGGGCATCCCCCGAACTACCCTTCAGCGGAAGTTGAAAGGCGCCGCTGAATTCACTGGAGGCGAGCTGATCGTCCTCGGCGACCAGATGAACGTCAATCCTGAGATCTGGATCCAGGGACTCGCGAAGGCCGCACAATGAGCGCCGACCGCAGCGGACCCGTTCTCGGCGTCAAGGCGGCTGCAGAGTACGTGCAGCGTGCGCCGAAGACGCTCTACAACATGAAGGCCGCCGGCGTCGGTCCGAAGTCGTTCAAACACGGACGACAGACCGTCTATTACCCCGCAGACCTGGACGCGTGGCTCAAGTCTCAGCTAGTAGCTGCCGAGTGAGCCTCTACACCGGCTCCGTTCTCGGCCTCGAACGCCCTGACACGGGAGAGGAGGACGAATACGAGCCGATCGATGAAGACGACCGCAAATCCGACTACGAGGACTAACCCCCACCAAAACGAATCGCCACCTGCTGGAACAGACGGCGACTCAGTGACACGAAAGGCACGAAAACCTATGTCAACCACAGATACTACCGCCCCGGTCCAGAAACCGCGCGGTTCTGCAACGAAGTTCACCGTCCCGGCTGTCCTTCTCCGCGACCTGGTCGCTGGCATCCTCCCCGCCACCTCGAAGGATGATGTCACTCCGGTTCTCTGCGCGGCGCAGTGGATCATCGAGGACTCCGTACTCCGACTGGTCGGCACCGACCGGTACCGGATCCACACGGCAACCGTCGCCCTCCCGGGCAAGCCGAAGGCGGGACACTTCATCGTCCCCCGGAGTGCACTGATCTGGATCTGGAAGAACGCCAACTTCTACGGACGCGCTCGGAGCAACGCAACGATCCCAGTCGTCGACATCGAGCTGACTGTCCCGGCGAACGCGGACTCGGCGAACCCGGGAACGATCACAGTCAAAGTGCGTCGGTCCGTCGATGAACGGCTGCACGTGCTCTCGTTCGCGGACAAGCTCGTCGTCGGCATCTTCCCTCCAGTGATGAAGCTGGTCGAGAAGGCGCGAGCGGCCGAGATCGCGTCGGCCACAGCGAAGGTGAATCTGCGATTCGTCGCAGACGCCCAGAAGATGGCCGGAAACGGCTACGTCGCCCCGCGGATCAAGTTCACGGCCGCCGAGGACGGTTCGTCGAAGCCCGGCGTAGTTCTTGTTGCGTTCGAGAACGACGACAAGACGCCGTACGCCGAGGCGCTCATCCAGCCGAATCTGGAACTCCGCTGATGCGCGCGCCGAAGTGGCTGGTCGCCAACGACCCGCACCCCGCGTACTCGGACTGGGACGGTCGTGACGGCCTGACCGAAACACCGAAGGTCATGGTCCGCATGGACGAGTACCCGCGGCTCGCACCTCAGCCGGTGCACCCGACTCCCCCGACCGAACCGGTCCTCCCGAAGACGCACGACGAGAGCAAAGCACCGTTCATCGCCTGCACCGTCGTCCTTGTCGTCGTGTTCATCATCCTCGGCTGGACGGCATTCGACCTCCTCGCCGCCGGCGTCAAGTACTGAAAGGCAACACCCACCATGACACTGCAAATCGTCAACCTCCAGGCCGAGAACTACAAGCGAGTCAAGGCCGTCAACATCACCCCTGAGGGGAACGTCGTCTTCATCGGCGGCCGAAACGCTCAGGGCAAAACGTCGGTCCTCGACGCCATCTGGGCCGCTCTCGCAGGCGGCGATGCCTCGCGGGCAACTCAGCAGCCAATCCGCGACGGGCAGGAAACCGCTGTCGTCCGCCTCGACCTCGGCGAGTACATCGTCACCCGCCGCTGGACGAAGGACGACTCGGGCACCCTCACTGTTGAGTCAGGCGACGGGGCGAAGTACTCCTCGCCGCAGAAGCTCCTCGACGAGGTTGTCGGCGCCCGAGCCTTCGACCCGCTGGCGTTCACCCGCCAGTCGGCACGCGACCAGGTCGCGACGCTGGTCTCCACGGTGAAGCTGCCGTTCGACCCTGCTGCCGTCGAGCGGGAACGCAAGGGCATGTTCGACACCCGCACCGAGGTCAAACGCGAGGTCACGAAGCTCGAAGGACAGCTCGCAGGATTCGCTCCGACCGACGAGACCCTCCCGGCTGAGGAGGTCTCCGCGGCATCCGTGCTCGACGAATACGAAGAGGCGAGCCAGCACAACGCAGCCATCGACCGCCTCTACAACGCGGCCGCTGACGCTCAGACGGAGCGCGAGAACGCCGCCAAGCACGTCGCCAAGCTGGAAGAGCAGCTCGACGCCGCACGCACGTACCTGACCATGGCGATCGAGACCGAGGAGACGACAGTCGCGAAGGCTGCGGCGAGCGTGCGGAAGGACCTCGCGGCGATCAGTGCCCGCCTGGCGTCCGTCGAAGCGACGAACGCGAAGGTGCGGGCACAGCAGCACCGTGCAGCCGTGGCCGCCGAGCTCTCGGAGCGGAAGCAGCGCGCGGCACAGCTCACGATCCAGCTCGAGCAGATCGATAAGCGAAAGGCTGGCGCTCTCGCTGCGGCGAACTTCCCCGTCGACGGTCTTTCGTTCGATGACTCGGGCGTGACGTACAAGGGCATCCCCTTCTCTCAGGCATCCGCCGCTGAGCAGCTCCGCGTCTCTGTGGCTCTGGCCATGGCCGCGAACCCGACGCTCCGCGTGCTGCGGATCCTCGACGGGTCGCTGCTCGACTCCGACTCGCTCAAGATCATCGGCGAGCTGGCGACGGAGAACGACTACCAGGTGTGGATCGAGATCGTTGACGAGTCCGGCAAGGTCGGCGTCGTCATCGAAGACGGTCAGGTGAAGGCATGAGCGCCGTCGACCACAAGGCCGAGGCGATCCGCCTCGACAACGAGGCGTACAAGACGCACGCGGGACCGGAGGTAGCGGCTCTATACGCCGCGCGGGCGCAGACGCACGCAACGCTCTTCGCCGCCGAGCAGCAGCGTCTCGCCAACCTCATCGAGTGGTTCGGAGACGGGGAGTTGTCCACGGACCCAGCAAAGCGCGAAGCACAGCTCGCGGTACAGCGGGAGACCGAAGAAGGACTGGGCCTCTCATGAGCATCAACGACTCCGGCGTTCTCATGAACGCAACCGCCGCCACTCCGACGCTTGTCTCGTGGGTGGTTGGTCTCGACCTCTCCCTCACCGGCACAGGCGTCGCGGTGATCGGCGAGGACGGCATCCGTACCTCGCTGGTTACCTCGAAGGGGAAGGCGGATGCGTCACTCCAGCAGCGCTCCGCCCGCCTCATCGACCTCTGCCAGCAGATCGCCGACCTCATCCCCGAAGGTGCGCTCGTCGTCATCGAGCAGCCCGCCTACTCGCAGACGGGCGGTTCACATCACGACCGCTCCGGTCTCTGGTGGCTGATCGTCGCTTACCTGCACGGCATTCACCATGTCGTCGAGGTCGCGCCCGGCACCGTGAAGAAGTTCGCCACCGGGAAAGGCAACGCCGGTAAGGACGAGATGCTCGCCGCCGCGATCAAGCGCTACCCCGGCGCCGACGTCGTGAACAACAACGTCGCGGATGCAGTGCACCTCGCGGCCATGGGTGCCCGGTTCCTCGGCCACCCGCAGGAGACCGAGACGGTGAAGATCGTCGAAGCGATGGCTGTGCCGAGGTGGACAGCATGAGCGCCTACGACCTCGACGACCCGAAGCACCCCGGCTACGCCGACCGCCTCTTCGAGCGCCGTGATGACCTCGTGAAAGAGGTGTGCGTCTTCTGCGGGTGCGTCGGCGGTCACTTCACCGGTTGTCAGGTGGCTCCGCGATGAGCTACCTCGACAGGGTCCTTCACGACGGCTCCGACCGGGACGGCTGGCTCGAAGCTCGCCGTCCTGTGATCGGGGCGTCGGATGCCGCGAAGCTCGCCAAGCCGGGATCGGTGGACAAGTACCTCGCACAGAAACTCGGCGACAGCGGATTCAGCGGGAACAAGTACACCGACTCCGGTAATCGGTGGGAACCGATGATGCTCGCGTGGGCTGGCATCCCCGAGAACAAGGCACTCATCCACTCCCCCGGAGAACGCGGTTTCGCTGCCACACCGGACGGGGCTGGCGGGACGGTCGGCGCCGAGTGTAAAGCAAAGCACGGTCGCGTCGTCGACGGCCCGTCGCTCGGTGAATGGCGGCAGCTCGCGTGGCAGTTCGTCTGCGTCCCCGAGTTCGAGTCCATCGAGTTCATCTGGGTCGAACTGATGGACGGCGAGATTCGCGCCGGCTGCCACGGCGAACCGAAGAGCATCACCGTGCGCCCCGACCATTCCCGAATCCGGGAGCTGACACCGTTCATCCTCCCCATCGCAACAGACCTCCTCGCGCGGCTCACCGCCGCGCTCGATTTCGAAAGGCAGCTCGCCTCATGAGCACTGACATCACCCCTTACCGCAACGCCTCGCTCGACGAGAAGTACCGCTACGCCCGCGCACTCGCTGAGGCCGGCGACCTCCTCCCCAAGGGCCTGTGGGCCAACGTCCGCAACGCTGAGACGGGTCTCATGGAGAACCGGCCGTCACCAGGCAAGGTGATGCTCGTCGCCGAGACTGGCGCCATGCTCGGCATCCACCCGATGGCCGCCCTGCAGGGCATCGACGTCATCGAGGGCAACCCGACGATCAAGCCGTCACTCATGACAGCACTCGTCCGCGAGGCAGGACACACGCTCCGCATTAAAAAGACCGGGACGATCGAGGGCGGCGACATCGCCGTCACAGCGACGCTCATCCGGTCGGACGATCCCGACTTCACGTACGAGTCGACTTGGGAGCCGAAGGACGCTATCCGCGCCGGATTGATTGATTCCTACAAGCCGAACGCCGAGGGCGTGTGGCAGGTCCGGGCTCGATCCCAGAACGACAACATCAAGCCGTGGGAGGCGTACACGCCCGCGATGCTCCGTTGGCGTGCCGTCGGCGACGTCGTCCGCGAGGGCGCGGAGGATGTGCTCCTCGGCGTGCACTACACCGCCGAGGAACTGACCTCGGGCCCGACCGACGCCGGCGAGATGGTCCAAGTGACCGCGGCCCCGGCCGAGGACTGGGCGGCCCTGATTGCCGCGGCAACCACGAAGACAGAGCTGACCGCGATAGCGAACCGTGCGAGGGCAGCCGAACAGTTCACCGACGCGATCCGGACGCTCGTGCTCGCCCGCTCCGGGATGATCCACCGCGGCGAAACACCCGCAGAGGAACCGACCGCTGAGGAACAGGTCGAAGTCGTGGACGGTGAACTGTCCAAGGAAGAGTACGAGCGCCAGTCGGCAGCCGAGCACGCAGCGGCGGTGCAGTCATGACTGTCGAGATGAAGCCGAACCCAGCGACCGGCGAGATTGCGAACCTCGCGGCCGACGACCTGGTCACGTACCAGCCGATGCACCCGCTCGACATCGAGCAGGCCATCCGTGCGATCGGCGAACGGCTCGAAGCATCCATCCCCGCACTGAAGGAACTGTGGGAGAAGCGCTACGCCGCCGAGCGTGCACTGATCAAGGCGAAGGCCGAGACCATGCTGCGTTCGAAATACGACACCGTCGCTGAGAAGCGCGCCGAGGCAGAGCTTGCAACGCTCGAGCTGCGTCGGGAGTTCGACGCAGCGAAGGAGATCCTTCACGCTGCCGAGGAACTCCAGAAGGCGTTGCAGGCGCGGATGTTCGGATTCCAGAACATCAACCGTGTCCAGGCGTCGCTCTACAACATGGGCGGTGGTCCCAGGTGAGCGCCGTGCTTGAGCGGGTCGGATACCGCCAGCCCGCCGTCGAGTGGAACGGCCTCACCGTCACGGACCTCTTCTGTGGCGCGGGCGGATCCTCCTCCGGTCTCGTCGCCGCCGGATTCAAGGTCGTCATCGCGGCGAACCACTGGGCGCAGGCGATCGACTCGCACCAGATCAACCACCCCGAAACGGACCACTCGAACGCTGACATCTCGCAGGTGAATCCCGGGTTCTTTCCGCGCACCGACATCCTTTGGGCGTCGCCGGAGTGCACCAACCACTCTGTGGCGAAGGGGGTGAAGCGTCAGCGAGTCGAGGACGCCGCACTGTTCGAGGCCGACGGCACTCGCCCGCTTCCCGACGAGGCAGCGAACCGGTCCCGGGCGACGATGTGGGATGTGCCACGGTTCGCCGAGCACCACAACTACCGGGCGATCATCATCGAGAACGTCGTCGACGCCGCCCGCTGGGTTCCGTTCCCGGCATGGCTTCAGACGATGGAGCTGCTCGGGTATGAGCACGAGATCGTGTGGCTGAACTCGATGCACGCTCAGGGCATGGGGCTCCCCGCCCCACAGTCACGCGACCGGATGTACGTCGTGTTCTGGCGGAAGGGCGAGCGCAAACCCAACCTCACGAAGTGGACCCGTCCGCAGGCGTTCTGCGAAATGCACGGCATCGTGCACGCGGTCCAGGCGTTCAAGAAGGAGGAACGCTGGGGCCGTTACCGGGCGCAGTACGTGTACCGGTGCCCGCGGGTTGAGTGCCGCAACGCGATCGTGGAACCTGCGTGGCTGCCCGCCTCCTCGGCTATTGACTGGTCCATCCCGGGCGAGCGCATTGGTGACAAGAAGAAGCCGCTCGCCGAGAAGACGAGGGCCCGCATCGAGAAGGGCATCGAACGGCACTGGAAGCCGCTGGTCGTCGCGGCGGCCGGGAACACGTACGACTCAGCATCAGGCAAGCCCGGCACCTATCTGCGGGCGTGGCCGACTGAGGAGGCTCTGCGCACGCAAAACGGCACCGCCGAGTACGGCGTCGCGGTCCCTCCGCTCATCACGGACGGCATCCACGGCGGAGGCACGGTTCAGTCGTCGGATAACCCGATGCTCACGCAGACGACAGCTCAGACGAAGGGCCTCGCGTATGCCCCGCTGATGATCCCCGTGGAAGGTCGCGAGGGTAAGAGCGCGGCGCCGACCACGGGACCGCTCCGCACGCAGTCAACCCGCAACGAGACGGCACTCGTCGTCCCGCTGCGAAACCACGGCGTCACGAAGCCCGCAACACACCCGATCGACACCGTGTCTGCTGGGGGCAACCACCACGCCCTGGTCATGCGGAACAACGAGGGCGGCGCGGAAATGTCGACGCCCGTCACGGAGGAGCTTCGGACGATCACCACGGCGGGGCATCAGTCCCTGCTGGTGCCGTACTACTCGGCATCCCTGACCGCGAAGCCGACAAGCGAACCTCACGGAACGCTCACCACGGGCGACCGGTTCGGACTCGTCGAGTCCGAGATCAGCCTCGACGTCGACGACGTCCTGTTCCGGATGCTGACCCCCGACGAGATCAAGATCGGCATGGCATTCGCCCCCGACTACTTCCTCGGCGGAACGAAGCGCGAACAGGTCAAGCAGGCAGGCAACGCGGTCACCCCTCCTGCTGCTCGGGATCTCGGGATGGCTGTGGCCGAGGCGCTCAACGGAACGAACCTGGAGCGTGCGGCATGATCCGGCAATCAGTTTCGCGTTCTCAGGTCATCCCAGTGCGCCATGTGAAGGGCCATTTCAAGGGAGCTGTGCATGTAACCCGTAATGTATCCGGGCGACCCATCCTGCCGCTCGTTCACAGGAAGGTCCGAGAAGTACGCCTCCACGGAGAAACGACGCTCGTCAGCAGCTTCGCCACGATCGAGCACATTGACGGTGACTTCTTCGTGTCCCATGAAGAAGGTGTAGGTAGTCAGCTTCGCTGGCTGCGCTCCGTCAACGAGGAGGGTGAGGAACTTCAGGGTTTCTTCTACGTCATCCATCCCCGCAGCCTATTGGCGGTGACGTCATGAGCGGGTTTTCTCCGGCGACGATCAAGGCGCTCAAGAAGCGGTCCCGTGGCCTCTGCGAGGGCTGCGGACTGGAGCCGGCCACAGAGGCACACCACGCCCAGTACAAGTCGCGTGGCGGCCCGGACACGCTCGGCAACGCACTGCACCTGTGCGGCTGGGGCAACCACACCGGCTGCCATGGCATCGCGCACTCCGGTGCACGGGGCGAGTCGCTCGGCTGGGCAATCCGTTCAGGGCACAACCCGCTGCTGGTGCCGAAGTTCCGGCGGTTCGATTCGAAGTGGTGGCGGTACGACGACGAGGGCGGCGCCGTCCAGGTGTCCGCAACAGACGCGATCGAGTACCTCACGATGATCGGCGCGATGAAGCAAGGGATCACCTAATGGCTTCACTCTCATGGGTCCGCGTAGACGCCGCGCTCGCGTCCAACCACAAAACGCTCGCACTTCTGGGGCAAAAAGGAGGAGATCGTGCACTCAACACCTACATTTTCGGCCTCGGACACTGTGCGTCGCAGGGCACTGACGGGTTCATCCCAACTGCCGCTCTCGGACTCATTCACGGGACAGCGAGAGCAGCGCAGCAGCTCGTCGAGGTTGGGCTGTGGCATCCGCTCCCTGGGGGCTGGGATGTCAACGATTACACCGATTATCAGCCGTCGGACGACGAGTCGAAGGCGCGTTCCGAGAAGGCCCGGAAGGCAGCCGAAGCACGGTGGGGAGCACGCAATGTCTGATGCCCCAAGCAATGCGCCAAGCATTGCTCAGCCGATGCCCGAAGCAATCCACGCAACGAACGCAACGTACGCAACTAACGCACGTGACCAAGACACACAGAGAAAACCTCGCGTTTATAACCGCGGGAGTGGGGCTGTGGATAACTCAAATCTGGCGACAGGAGAGAGCATCTTTCAGTCCGACATTGACCTCGCCGTGTTCCTTGCAACCCGAAATCCGAACCGAGTCCGTCACGAGAAGCCTCGACGAACCGCAGCGGAACGTGCCCGCCGGGAGTACGACCGCGAGACCACCAACCAACTGGCATTCATCCACGGCCAGCAGGCCGCCGAGACAGAGAAGAGAACCACATCATGAACTACTGGCCCAGCGGCATGAAGGTCGACCCGATCGGATCCTGGCCTTCAGCCCTCACTGAGAAGCGTCGCGCGTCGAACTTCGCCTCGACGATGTCGTCGACACTCGCCACGCTGCGCCGGGAGCTGTTCCAACTCGACGCGGAGGACGTCCGCCTGCAGGTCGCCATCCCCGCATCGCAGTTCCGCCTCGACGGCTACCCACGGGCGACGGCGAAGGCCGAGCATCCCGGAATCATCCTGACGATGCAGACGAACGTCGGCGCCCTCTCGTACCCGTGCGACACCTTCACGACGTGGGAGGACAACCTGCGCGCGATCGCCCTGGCACTCGAAGCGCTGCGGAAGGTCGACCGATACGGGGTGACGAAGCGCGGCGAGCAGTACCGCGGATTCATGGCGATCGAAGCCACCGCGGTGCCCGCAGGCTTCACCTCGGCCGACGACGCCCGCGAGTTCCTCCGGTCAGTCACCGGGGATCTCTGGAAGGACGTCTCGGCGTCGGACTCCCACCTGGTGCGAACAGCGAAACGGTGGGCGCACCCCGACATGCCCGGCGGCGACGCCGACAGATTCCAGCGAGTCACTCTCGCCGAGCAGTACCTCAAACAGAACGGAGCCATCTAATGGCCGGAGAAACAGTAATCACCGTCGTCGGGAACCTCACGAGCGACCCGGAGCTGCGGTACACGCAGAACGGCCTCGCAGTCGCGAACTTCACGATCGCGTCCACCCCGAAGGTGAAGGACCGCAACTCGGACGAGTGGAAGGACGGCGAGGCGCTGTTCCTCCGCGCATCCGTGTGGCGGGAGTTCGCCGAGCACGTCGCCGGATCGCTCACGAAGGGCTCCCGCGTCATCGCCACTGGCCGGCTGAAGCAGCGCTCGTACGAGACGAAGGAAGGCGAGAAGCGCACCAGCATCGAGCTGGAGATCGACGAGATCGGTCCGAGCCTTCGATACGCGACCGCCCAGGTGACGCGTGCGCAGTCGTCAGGCGACTCTCGTGGCCCTGCTGCGGTTCAGGACGAGCCGTGGGCGGCAACAGCACCCGGGGCCGCTCCTGCTGCGTCTCAGGAGCCGTGGAACAGCTCGGCACCGTTGGGAGGGTACGGAGATGACACCCCGTTCTGAAGCCAGCAGGTTCGTGCGGGCGATCCCCACGAACGGTGACGTCGTCCACGCACTGAAGGTCGATGTGCCCGTCTACTGGAAGTACCCGGGGATCCACAAGACCGATCCGAAGTCATTCATCGGCCGGTTGCTCGGCGGACGTTCGCTCTGCGGAGTCCGGGGAACCGACGCGTACGCCATGGGCGGCATGGCGGCAGTCCTTGATGCTGAGGGCGACCTGGTCGACTTCGACACCGAGAACATCCCGGAACCGAAAACGGCGTGGAACGGCGACACGATGAACGTCGTCTGCCCTCGCTGCGTCGGCCGCGTTCGCCGCATCCTCAAGAACCGGGGTGCCTGATGCTCGGCCACAGCCACCGTCCGAACCCACTCGCGTCGCAGATCGACTCCGAATGGGCACGCATCCAAGCGGAGATGCCCCGCAAGCCAGAGCACCTGTGTGCGAAGTGCAAGACACCGTTCGGCAAGTCCGCCGTCCGGTGTGTCAACGAACCGATAGGAACACGATGAGCACCTGTCATTGCGACGGACCACCGCACTCCTACGACCCGAAGTGGCGCAGGGAAGGCCGCGATAGCCAAGGCCGCCCCATTGCGCAGACCGTCTTTATCTACCCACAAGGAGGACGACGATGAGCCGCTCCACAGAGTCCCAGCTCGGCACAGCCCGGATGCTGCTCGCCATGTTCGACGCACAAATCGCCTCGTTCGATGAGCACATGAAATCCACTGAGGCGGTCAAACGCAAAGCCATCAAGGCGAAGAAGTTCGACCCGACGCTCCTCGAGCGTATCGAGGGGGTTCGGGAAGGCCGCGAGAAGTGGGCGGCCCGAGTCGAACAGCTCGAAAAGGAGACCGAAGCATCATGACACTCGTCTGCATAACGAACCAGATGCCGGAGGTCCGCGCCTGCACCATCACCGGTGAGCACTACGACACGTGCGACGGCGCCCTCTGCCACGGCTGCATCCCCCGGGAAGCGACCAACGGCCTGCTGTGCCACGGCTGCTACGTCCGCGTCCTCGACGCCCTCGGCAAGGTCGCCCCATGGTGGGAGGCACTGCAGGGTGTCGACCGGGCGGTGCAACGCGACAACGCCGGCGTCCGCACTCAGTCCGGCCCGCCGATCCCGATTCCACCGATCGGTCTCGCCATCGACGAGGTGTTCTCCTGGTACCGGTCGTACCCGGCGGACGTCGACCTGTGGGTGTCGTCGGTGGACGGCGCCCGTCACGCGATCATGTTCACGAAGACAGCGCTGGCAGCGTTCCGTGCTCACCCGATCGAGGAACGCACCACTCGAGTCGCCCGTATCCGGTGTGGGGAATGTCAGCAGATGAACCTCATCCACAAACCACCCCGCCACGTCGACGACAGCGTGCACATCCTGTGCCCGTGCGGAGTCACCCTCACGCTCGACGAGCTCGAGGTCGAACGAGAACGGCAGGTACGGAACATCGCCAACCCGATCATCGACGCCGGCCAACCAATCACGTTCGACCGGAACCAGGCGGAACCGTACTCGCGGGAGAACCCGGACCACGACCACCTCGACCCGCTCATGACACGCACCGTCAAGGAACTCGTCGCCGTCGCGGAAGGCCTCGAGGTTCCGAAGGCGCGCCAGCTCCGCAAGAACGAACTCATCACCACCATCCGAGAAAGGCAAACAGCATGAGCACCATGAAGCCATGGCTCACCGTCGCCGAGGCAGCCGTCCTCGTCAAGCGCCACCCACGCAAGGTGTACGCGTGGATTGAGAACGGCACTCTCAAGGCCCGCCGGTCCGCTGACGGCAAGTACGAAGTGTCGTCGACGGATGCGCTGCGGGTGGAGTCAGTAACGAAGCGAGGGCGACCCGCAGGCACCGCAAGCCACAACAGTAGCTCGATCGAGTAAGAAAGAGGCGGCCGCGACGTTATGGTCGCGGCCGCCTCATCCCTGCCTATTCGCGCTGGCCATCCGGGTCGCGTTCCGGCGCTACCGAATCTCGGGCAGCGGAATTGTCTGCGATTCACGACGCTTGCGACTGTACGGTGCACGCCACGTCACGGTCGCGTGCGGCTTTCCACTCGCGAGTACACTCTCGTTCCAATCGCCACGGGATATGACCGGCCGCATTGCTCGGTCTGTGCCACGGTAAGGAACGTCCGTCTGCCGGTCAACGAAGGACCACGTCCCTTTCGGCAGGAACACATGTCCGGGATCGAAGTCGATCACCATCTCGACGTCGTGAGCGCGACTGTCTCCCCTGTTGGACAGAGTCATAGCGATATCGATCCCCGAATCTATCGCCGATCGGTCAGCCTCGAGGACCCAGTAAGCGGCGCTGCTAACGGCTGCGCGACGGTATGCCAAGAAACTCACCACCAGAGCGAAGAGGGCAATAGCCGCGGCAATCCAATCAGGCCAACCAGCGTTCATGTTGCCGAGTCTAAGTGGGAGCGTGCATTAATTCGGCAATCACGGCACGATAAGAACTGTTAGCTGGAACACCCAGCCCGAAAGCCCCGCACAGAGCGATCCGGTCGGTGTGTTTCGGTCGTCAGCCAATCGTTGCCGCTCCTCCGCGAAGCAAGTCAACCTACAACGGTAACGACGGAACCCAAAGCGGAAGCGACGACACCGAGTCCAACCCACACCAGGTCGGAAGTTACGCTCGACAAAGCCTGCGCCAGGACCATGCGCCCCGCCATCGCCGGCGCGACATCAATATCCGCGTATCGCACCCTCGGGAGCCCCCAGAACTTCCATTGGCGCATTCGCCTGTCACTGGCCCAGCGCCGCCACGTGTCCCGCGCCCAGTCGTCCTCCAGCGCCCCAAACCGATCGAAGTCGCGGGAATAACGAGCATTGAGATACCGCATCCTGGCTTCCTGACGAAGCGCGCGGAGGTACTGGGTGCGGACAGTGGAATGAGCCTCAAGTAGACCAAAGATGGTCAGCGCAAGTCCCAGGACGGTGAGGGCTATCCCCCAACTTTGCGCGTTCATCGCCTCAGCGTAGCCTCGGCCGCGACTTAGGAGTGGGACATTACTTCGCTGTAAATGACTTGCAGAGTTGGGAAGCTCTGGGACGGCAGCTCACCGTGCAAGAAACGAGCAGCGACCATCTGACGGCCGCAACAACTTCATAAAACAGTCCACCCCGTGCTGGCATAACGGGGCATGAGAGCCGCCCGGACAGGTAACCTGTCGCTCTACGGCACACCGACCATCCGGGCGGCTCTCACACTCTCTTAGGTTCCGCGTCAACACGAGGTTTCATAGTGCCTGGTGAAGGACGTACCAAGATGTGCCGCACCTTTCCGGACGAGGCGTACCTGCGCGGAACTGCACTACTTCGATTCGACGGAGACCGCTCCCGGCTGCTGGCCGCCCACGACATACCGGAACGCAAGAGCGAGATCCCTCACGGCCGACGCCCGCCCAGCAGCGTTCATGTTCGCTTCAGTGACTCTGGCAGTCTCCTTCTCGATGATGCGCAGAATGGCAGCCTGTGCATCCGCCTTGGCGTCGATCATTTCGTCCCGGGTTACGGACATGGATTATTCCTTTCGTATAGCCACAGCAAGACGCGGCAGCTTTCGAACCGTACCGCCCGCCCCTGACACTCCTGAGGCCAACGCCTCCCCCGCAGCCACAAGAGGTGGCGAACCGAGGTGATGACCGATGCCGCGTTCACCAATGAACGAGCAAACGCGCACTGAGGCCCGAGCTTTGTTCGACGCCGGTCTGAGCCGCAACGAGATCGCCCGCCGTCTGGACCTTGATCCTGCGACGATTACTCGCTGGGCGAGGGGCGAGGGCATCGAGTTCGACCGCTCCGCTACTGAGGCAGCCGTGAAGGCTCACACCGTCGACCTCGCTGCTGCACGCATCACACTCGCTGAGAAGATGGCCGCCGTCGCAGAGAAGATGCTCGACGAGGTTGACGACCCGTACCTGGTCTACAACTTCGGCGGTAAGGAGAACGACTACAACGAGCACCTGCTGGACACTGCACCTGTTGAGGTGAAGCGCTCCATCGTCGTGACGGCGGGGATTGCGTTCGACAAGCTGACTCGGATCGTCGAGAAGTCCGACAACGGTCTTGAGCAGGCTGTCGGCGTGCTCGACACCATCGCGGAGGGCTTCGCTGCCGCGGCTGATCGGTACCGGGAAGAGACCACAACCAATGAGGCTTGACGCGCTCGAGCGGCTCGTGTCGCGGGCGCAGATGCTGTCCCTGGTCGATGCGCTGCAGTTCAAGCTCGCGCTTTGGTACGGGGCTGTGTCGTCGGGCAAGACGGTGATCAGCCTGTGGGCGTTTCTGCTCGCGGTGCGAGCCGCCCCGCGGACCGGCATCATCGTGATCGCGGGGCGAACGATGACGACGGTGTACCAAAACATCTTCGTGCTGTTCCAGAACACGTCGATCTTCGGATCGGTGATCTCGTCGCAGATCGTCTACACTCCGGGCGCCGCGTCGGCGCGCATTCTCGGCCGCGAGGTCATGGTCATCGGCGCACACAACAAAGAAGCCGTTGGCCGCATCCAGGGTTCGACTGTCGCGCTCGCGTACGTCGACGAGGCTGCGCTGATGCCGGAAGAGTTCTGGAACATGCTGATCTCCCGACTCCGAGTCGAGGGCGCGCGTCTTCTCGCGACCATGAACCCGGCATCCCGTAACCACTGGATTCGGAAGAAGTGGATCGTTCCCGGCGCGACCAAGAACCTCGTGTCGTTCCACTTCACGATGAAGGACAACCCGAACCTGCCGGCCGAGTACATCGCGGACATGGAAGCGTCCTTCTCCGGTGTGTTCTACGACCGGATGATCAAGGGTGAGTGGACGAACGCCGCCGGCGCCGTGTACCCAATGTGGGACGACAAACGCCACGTGATCCCGTTCGACAGCATGCCGCGCCTGCAGGACATTGTCGGTATCGGCATGGACTACGGAACCACGAACGCCACCACTGCGCTCATGCTCGGCATCACTGACGAGTACGACCCGCGGGGCAACCCGAAGGCGCGGCTCGTGCTGATGGACGAATGGGGTTACGACTCCAAGGCATCCAACGTCCGCCTCACAGACGCGGAACTGTCCAAGCGGTTCCGGGCATGGCTACCGCAGGAGCACACACCGTATCCGACAGCGTTGCAGCCACGGTTCATCATGCTCGACCCCGCGGCCGCATCGTTCCGGCAGCAACTCCACAACGACCTCCGCGGTCAGTCACTGTCCCCCTGGGCGGCAGACAACAGTGTGCTCGCCGGCATCGCCACCATCGGCAACCTGCTCGACCGTGACCAGCTGATCGTCACCGACCGGTGCGAAGGATTCCAGTCCGAAGTGACGGAATACCGCTGGAACGAGAAGGCATCCGCCAAGGGCGAAGACGAAGTGGTCAAGGAAGACGACCACTACCTCGACGGCAGCCGGTACATCACCCACTCCACGAAGAACATCTGGTCACCGTACGTCCAGACTCACGTGGCTGCTGCTTAGTTGGCGACGACCGCGGCCGCTTGAGCGAATGGCCATAACGACAGTAAAACCAGCGCCGCGCCCAACAGGATGTACTGATTCACGACTTGGTAGTTCGCCATTGGGTGCTCAGACATCTCGTTCTGCACGTTGAAATCCAGGATGCGCGTTTTCGTGGGCTCAGGCAGTCCGTAGGCCCGTTGGAGCTTGAGATCCAGTTCCCGTTCGTACTTCTGCACCTCCAGGTATCCTCCAGCGAACGAGTAGTCGCGAGTCATCACGAATTCCTTGATATGGGTCCTCACTCTTCGCTCGCGTCGGAGCTGATGACTGCGAACCAGCAGTGTCAGTCCCGCATACAGCGATGCGGCTATTGGTAGCAACGCGGCTGCGTACTGCGCCGCCGTCAACCAGAAGTTCATTCGTGCCTTTCATACAGTCAATTGAACCTATCTACTTGGAGGTGCACGATGGCGCTTCCCGAGCCGAATTCAGCATGGCCACCACCCGCATGGGCTGCCGCTTACGCCACATACGCGGAGAACGAAGCGTGGTACCTCGGCGACGTCGACAAGCTGACGAAGGTGTACCAGCGGAACGGTGCAACACGCCCCGTCGAGGTGCGTGGGCAGCGGAACGGTGGCGTCGTCGGTGCGGTGTCCCGGTTCTTCTGGGGCCGCCCGGTCCCCGCAGGGCAGAACCGCACCCGGCTGCACATCCCCGCACCGGCTGACCTTGCCACGCTCTCGTCGGACCTGATGTTCTCCGAACCGCCCGAGGTTCGCATCGAAGGCCTCACCGCACTGCAGCAGGCCCGGCTCGACCTCATCGCGAACAGCGACGGGGCACACGCCACGTTCAACGAGATGGGCGAACTGAAGGCTGCTCTTGGCGCGACCGTCATCGCTTCCGAGTGGGACCAGGACGTCGCCGATCACGTGTGGCTGGAGTCGTACGGTGTCGATGTCGTGATCCCGGAGTTCCGGAAGAAACGTCTCCTCGCAGCCACGATGTGGACCGAGTACGTCGACGGAAACCGGTACTTCCGGCACCTCGAACGGCACGAGCGCGGCATGATCGAGCACGCCCTGTACGAGGGCACCGCTGACAAGATCGGCCGCCGTGTACCACTGCAGGATCGTCCGGAAACGGAACACATCGCACTGATCGTTGACGCTGATTCACGCATCCTCACCGGCCTCGACCGTCTCACAGTGTCGTACAACAAGAACATGCCGACAATGGCGTGGCGGAAGAAGGGCGAACTCGCTGCCGCGGGCCGCTCCGACTTCGCCCAGCTGCACCCGCTGTTCGACGCGCTCGACGAGACCTGGTCCTCGTGGATGCGTGACCTGAAGCAGGGCGCCGGCAAGGTGCTGGTCCCTCAGGGTGCTGCGACGGCGGGCGGCCCTGGCACTGGTGCGTCGTTCGACACAGGGCAGGAGTTCTTTGTCGAGCTGAACGCTCCCGGCGAGATCGGGAAGGTCTCATTCGACAAGATCCAGTTCGACATCCGTGTTGAGCAGCACGAACGCACCGCGTACGCCATCTACCGTGAAATCCTCCGCAAGGCCGGCTACTCTCCATCCGCGTGGGGCGACTACGGCGCGAACGGTGCGATCACCGCCACGGAGATCGACGACCGGTCGCAGGGCTCTGAGCGGACTCGTGACAAGAAGGCGCTGTTCGACAAGCAGGCCATCGGCGAGCAGGCATCTGTCGCGCTCGAGCTCGACGGGCTGCTGTTCCCCGGCAAGGGTGGCGGTAGGCACGACAAGCCGATCACGGTCGAGTTCCCCGAGGTGTCTCAGGAGGACCCGGAGAAGCGCGCTCGCACGCTGCAGATGCTCGACGCGGCACGCTCCATCTCGACGGAGGCTCGCGTGCGGTACCGCCTCGAAGGCGAGAACCTCACCGAGCCGGAGATCCTGGCGGAGATCGAACGGGTGCAGAAGGAGCAGGGGGAAGCTGCCCCGGACCCGACGACATTTACTGGCTGATCCAGTCCGACCCGGGGTCGAAGCTGATCGAGTCGCCAGCGATCGTGATTCCCATGGTCCGCTGATACAGCGGTCTCGTTCCAAACAAACCGTTTGTTGCCGCCCGCGATGTCACGCGCCAGTTGACACGAACGTGGCTGTCTTTCAATGGGACGTCTACAGATTGCTTCGGTCGCAGCTTCTCGGCAAGAACATCCTGCTGCATTGCCCCCGGCACGTCGTAGGTCAGGGCGTACACCGAATGCGTGGACCGGTTCACGAGCGTGATGGAGCGCGCCCCATCACGAAGAAGCACCCGAAAGGTGGAGGGGGCGTCCGGGAGTTTGCGCACCCACTTCGCGCGATTGTTACTACTCCACGCGGAGACACGAGCCCACACCGGCGGGAACCCCAGCGCAGCGAGGATGAGGCTGGCAGCTCCAATCACGAAGACAAGCACATCGAATGCAGACATGTGCTCATCGTAGTGACTACCGAATGGGGGAAAAGTGGCGCTCTACGTCCCCGACCCGGACATCAGCACGCCTGACCTGATCGACGACCTCGGTCGGGTTCTCGCGGGCCGGTACATGAACGCCGAGGACGAACTCATCCGTGAGATCGCCCAGCGCGCATACCGGGACATCGAGTTGCAAGCACGCCTCGCGGATGCCGCCGAAGACCGGGTTCAGGGGTACGCGTACGCGATCCAACGGAACCGGGAACTCGCGAAACTCGCCGGCGAACGGGCCAAGAGCATCCGTGAACTGCAGGCACTCGCCATCCAGGTCGTCGGTCGACTCCGTGATGAGAACCTCGCTGAGGAACTCATCCGGGTCGCCGCCGAGCAGGGGGAAGCGGAAGCTGCTGCACGCCTCTCGCTGGCGCGCAGGCTGCCCGCTACGACGACGTTGAACGGCACAGCCTCACAGGCGGTCGCTCAGGTGACGCTGTCGCTGCAGTCGAGGCTGGAAGCGTTGAACCAGCGCATCACACGGTTCCCACAGGACGCGTACCAGCACATCGTGTCGCTCACCTCGCCGAATGTGCTCCTCGGCACGTCCACGAAGATGCTCGCTCAACGCCAGGCGGTGCAGAACTTCCTCGCGGACGGCATCACCGGGTTCGTTGACAAGGCAGACCGGCGCTGGCGCATCGGCACGTACGCCGAGATGGCCGGCCGCACGTCAGTCGCTCGAGCGTTCAACGACGCCGGTGTGTGGCGGATGCAGCAGTCAGGCATCAACCTCGTCACCATTCAGGGCGGACTCGCCTCGTGTGCGAAGTGCGCACCGTGGGTGGGGAAGATCCTCTCCACGGATGGCAGCACGGGCACGATCCTTCTCCCACATGCGACGTTGAACGAAACGATCCCGGTCACCATCGTCGGAACCACTGACGAGGCGCGCTCGGCCGGGCTGTGGCACCCGAACTGCTCCCACAGGGCAACCGCGTACCTCCCGGGGCTGTCGATCCCTCAGGCAGGGTTCGAGTACTCCGAGGAAGCCGACAAAGCGCGCGAGCGCCAGCGTGACCTTGAGGTGCAGATCCGGTCAGCGAAACGTAAGGCCGACGTAGCAGGTGATCCGGTCACTCGGCGCCGCGAGCTGAACAAGGTGAAGGGCAAGCAGCAGGAGCTACGCGACCACCTGGCCGCCACTGGTCGGAAGCGCAACAGTGCACGCGAGCAACTGCACTTCGCCGGGAACTAGGTCACTGCCCCGCCGCGAGCGTGCTTCGGGTCTGACGCTCCTGCCATTTTTCCTCGGCGTAGGAACGGGCGACCCACACAAGCACCCACACGCCGCCCGTCGTGAACGCCGCGATCGCCCACGACGAAGGGAATGGTTCGCTATCGAGCGCCGCTAGGGCTGCGCCAAGGAACCACGAGGCCAAGAAGAAGATCACCCACTGAGACAGACCAAGCGCACGTATCCAATATGGCGGACTAAGCAACGCTGCCGCCGCGCGGTGTGCCAGAGCTCGCCGCGCCGCGACCAGTTCCTTCTCGCCGTCATCTTTCGGCTCATACCCGGTGATCAGTTCATTCAAGAGCTTCAGCATACGAAGTCGTCGAGGCTCACCGAGTCGAGTGACGAGTTGCGCGAAAATCGCAGCGATGGCGGCGATCACGGCGGCTGCGACAGGAATCCATGCGGCAGAAGCCGTTTCTGCTGCCGCGGTATGCATGGCGGGACCACACTCCTTCCACAAGGTGAGACTCCCTCGCATTCTCTCGGTATGGATCGGCAGAACGCAACCGGTATGCGGGCGGCCACCACAGAAGAGTTGCAGCGCGCCATCCACCATCGCCCACATTCCCCTTGCCGTCGTCCTCCCTGTCACGGCGGCGGCAAGCCCCACTCTTTCTACGCGCAGGGCGTGGAGAACCAATGAGCAGGAGGCTCACGTGTCCAAGCGCACAGCACCACCCGTCATCCGCGACCGCGACGGGATGGCCGTCATCGGCCGCACCCTTCACGACCTCCGCGGCATCCGGTACGACAACGGAGAAGGCGGAAACACACCGCCCGCTCCGCCTGCACCCCCGGCGCCGGCTCCCCCGGCACCTCCCGCGCCTCCGGCACCCACACCGCCCGCTCCGACACCTCCGACTCCGGTGAATCACCGCGGCGACCCCGACGACCACGTGCGCGAACTGCGACAGGAAGCCAAGGAACGCCGTGAAGCGCTCGAAAAGCTGCAGGGCGAACACCAGACCACCCAGCAGGAACGGGACGCGGCCGCCGCCGAACGTGACCAGGTCAAACGGGAGAACAAGCTCCTCCTTGTCGCCCCCACGCTCGGCGCGAACGCTGGCGCACTGCTCGACTCCAGCAGCTTCACCAAGACTTTCGCCACCGTCGACCTGAACGATCAGGCCGCCGTCGAAAAGGCGATCACAGACGCGCTCGAGAGGAACTCGGCGTTCAAGGCCGGCCCGGTACTGCCACCAAGGAGTGGCGGCGGACACCAGGGCGGCACACCCACATCAAAACCAACGCTCGAAGGCGCCGTGAAAGCGCGCCTCACCCCGAGCGCCTAGCTCCCTAAGGAGATGAAATGCCAGTAACTCTTCAAGAGTCCAAAGCCAACGCGGCCGAGGATCTCGATGTCGCAGTGATCGACGAGTTCCGGAAAGAGACGGCTGTCCTCGACACCCTGATCTTCGACGACGTCGTGAACCCGGCCGGTGGAGGCGCAACCCTCGACTACGGGTACCGTCGATTCGCCACGCAGCGCTCCGCTGCTTTCCGTGCGTACAACACGGAGTACACGCCCGAGCACGTCACCACTGTCAAGGTCAGCGTTGAGCTGCACCCCCTCGGTGGTTCGTTCGAGGTCGACCGCGTTCTCGCGAAGATCGGCCCCGCCGCGTCGGGGAACGTCGCCCTGAACCTGTCGCAGACCGTGAAAAGCACGGTCACGAAGTTCCAGGACGCCGTGATCAACGGTGACACCGCCGTCGACGCGAACGGGTTCGACGGCCTCGACAAGGCCCTCACCGGTTCGTCCACGGAGATCGGCGTCGGCGCAGTCACCGACTGGACCGACTTCGACACGGACAACCGGGCCGAGCACAAGGCGCTCGACGCGATCGACGACTTCCTGTCCTACCTCGACGGTGCACCCACCGTGATCCTCGGCAACGCTCGCGCGCTCGCCCGAGTTCGCGCTGCAGCCCGCCGTGCGGGGATGTACACGAAGAACCCGATCGACGACCTGCTCGACTCGAACGGTCGCCCGATCGTGCGCGAGACGTACGGGAACATCGTGTTCATGGACCCGGGCAACAAGCCCGGCACCAACAACCCGATCATCCCGATCGTCACCCGCACCGTCGCCTCGGTGTCCACCACGGGTCTCACCGACCTGTACGCCTACCGGGTTGGCCTCGACGGCTTCCACGGCGTGTCCACCATCGGCGGCCAGATCGTGCAGACCTGGCTCCCTGACTTCTCCACGGCTGGCGCTGTGAAGAAGGGCGAGGTCGAGATGGGCCCCGTCGCCGTCGCTCTCAAGGCAACCAAGGCCGCGGCTGTTCTCCGGAACATCCGCGTGCAGAACTAGGAGGCTCAGCATGGCTAAGCACACCATCGAATCCCCGGTGAAGGACTTCAACGGCACCGTCGTTGGGGTCCAGTTCACCGACGGCAAGGCGAGCACTGACAACGAGGGCGCGATCGCGTACTTCGAACGTCAGGGCTACACCGTGGCGGGTGAGGTGCTCGACGAGGTCGAGCGCGACTACCCGCTCGGAGATCCGTCCGACAAGTGGACGATCAAGCAGCTCACCGCGTATGCGACCGAGCGGCAGATCGACCTCGGGAAGGCCAAGTCGAAGGACGAGGTCTGGAACGCGATCAAGCCCGGAGGCACGCCGTACAAGGGCGTGACCGAGCCTGACGGCACGGCGATCGTCGCGATTCAGGGTGACCTGAACGACGAATCGACGAAGCTGCAGGCTGATCTGCCCGACAACGTCAAGTAGTACCCCTGCGGGTCCGGTGGTGTCTTCCACCATCACCGGGCCCGCACCCAAGCCCCAAAGCAGAGTGGCGCTGCAGAACTCGCACAGCCCGCGGCTCCGTGCGAGAGACGAGGCGGGGTTCGATTCCCCGCAGGGTACGAAACGAACACGAAGGAGGCCGTCATGGCTCGCATCACTCACCCCACGTTCGCCCCCGGCCGGTCGAAGGGTCTCGCCGGTATCGAGTTTATCGACGGGTTCGCCGAGGTGGATCTCGGTGACAACGACATCCTGCGCCAGGCGCTCGTGCAGCACGGGTACGGCATCGACGAAACGGTTGGTCTCGACGAGCGCACCGTCGCCGAGCTGCGCGCCGAACTCGAAGGTCTCGGGTACGACGTGAAGACGTCATGGCGGAAGCCGGAACTGATCGAGCGCCTCGCCCAGCACCGCGAACTCAACACCGAGAAGTTCGCCACCGCCGAGCTGCCCGACGGCACGGTCATCGGAGACGGGGAATCGCTCGCCACCCTGCCCGTCGCTGAGGACTAACCATGGCCGAGTTCGCCGACGGCGGCATTCTCCACGATGGTGGTCGCGCGTGGGCGGAGCCCGAAACAGGGACCGAGTGCTACATCCCGATCGCCTTCGACGCAGAGCGTGCCGACCGCAATGCACGCATCCTCGCCGAGGCACTCGAACGATCGAGAGACAAGGACTGACATGGCTCAGCGCACATTCGCCACCCCCACCGATTACGCCCGCCTCGCCGAGGATGCGTTCGACGGCGACGACGCGAAGCTCCAGAAGCGGCTCCGGTCGGCATCCATCGAGGTCGAGTCCCTCACCCGCCTCGCCGGGTATGTGACCGACGACGACGGGTACGCCACGGATGCTGACCTGTCCGACGCGTTCACCGAGGCGACGTGCGCGATCGTCGAGTACTGGGAGGAAACGGGCGCCCCGACCGGCGCTGGCGCGCACGAGGGTGCGATCAAGATCGGTTCCGTGTCGCTCGGCACCACCAGCTCCCGCGAATCCGACGGCGACGCGCAAGAGCGCCGATTCGGTGCGAAGGCGATCAACATCCTCCGCAACGCTGGCCTGCTCACCCCACTGGTGAGCTACTAATGGCCCGCCTCAAAGAGAAGCACCTCCCGCACCGGGTCGACATCGTTCGCCTGCTCGGTGAGGGCGGCGAGGGCGAGCTGTGGTCCGACCCGGACACGGAACGGCCGGCGTACGTCGAGCAGAAGTCACGCCTCGTCGTCGACCGCCGCAGCACCTCATCGACAAGCGGCCAGGAGATCACCTCGACGATGTTCGTCGTGCTCCTGCCGACTGACGACGTGCAGCCCCGCTCTCGGGTCACGGTGTTCAAGGGCACCCCGCGGGAACGAACCGCAGAGGTCATCGACTCCGCATGGTTCGACTACAACGCGCGCACCCCGAATCACGTGGAGCTGTACCTGGCCTAAGAGGCTGCCATCGCAGCTTTCAGCGATCCGAGCAGCTCGCCGTACGGAAGCGCGACGTCGGGCTGAGGCGTTGCGCTTCCCTTCTCCCACATCTCGACCAGTGACTCATCGACACCGAGAACTGATGCGACCTCATCGCGAGTCAACTCGGCTGCTTCACGGATCGCGCGAGCCTCACCAGATTTACACATCCGTCGAAGCTGTGAGATCTGAACGAGCGTCTGAGCATCCATAGCTGAATGCTAGCCAGAAAGCGGGGACCACCATGGGCGTTCGCGTGCAGGTCGACCTGGTGTCCAACTTCCCGCAGATCTACAACGAGGCGATGGTGCACATCGTCAACGGAGAGAACCGCGCCGCCGAACGCCTCCTCGCGCTGTCCTCCACACGGGCACCCATGGACGACGACGGGACGCTCGTCGCCTCCGGGCAGGTCGAACTCGCCACCGATGCCACCGAGGGCGCAGGCGTCGTCTACGACACCGCGTACGCCGCCCGTTGGCATGCCGACCAGGCACTGGTCGACTCCCTCGGCCGCCGCTACTCCGGCGGGTCGAACTTCCAGAACGGCCGCCAGTCGCACTACGTCGAGGAACCGGCGATGGAGAACAAAGACGTGCTCGGCGCGATCATCGCGAAAGGTTGACCATGGCTGACCCGGTATCCCAAGAGGTCGAACTGAAACGGGCTCTCGCCCAGTATCTCCACGACCAGCAGGTGGGTGTGTACAAGGCGGGGACGATTCCCTACACCGCCACCGAGCGGGGCATCTTCACGAACGGGCCGGACCTGCCGACGACGCTGGACAACTGCATCGTGCTCACGTCACGCCGACCGATCCCTGAGGGCCGCTCGAACCTCGTGTTCCCGATCGACATCCTGTCCCGCGTGAAGGGCAACAGGATCGCCGCCGGCAACCTCGCCGGGTTCATCTTCGACGCGCTCGATCACAAGGAAGGCGTGCCGCCCGGCATGCACATCAGCTGGGCGTGGGAGTTCTCCCGACTCGACTACAGCGCCGACTCAAACGGCCGCACGGCGAGCATCCAGACGTTCTACTTCCGCGGGCGCCGACGCGGCGCGTAACCGCCAACAGACACCCCAACCGGGGCACCCGGCCCACCTGGGCATCAATCGATTAGGAGTACCACAATGGCCGACCACAGCCTCTACAACACCACCACCCCGAGCGCCGGTTCGCTGGCTCTCGCGCACCAGAAGATCCTCCGCGTCAAGCTCAACGGCGCATGGGTCAACACCACCGGCGACATCAACAACCTCGCCGGGAACCCGACCCCCATCGAGATCAACCGCGAGGTGTACGGCACGAAGGGACGCCAGTCGAAGGACGTCATCGGTTACAACTTCGCCCCGTCGTTCTCCGTCGAAGGCGTCCGCGATCCGGTGACGAAGAAGATCGTCGCCGCGCAGGCATGGCTCGTCGACCTCATCAAGGCCGCCTACTCGGAGGGTGAGGACAACAAGCGCGAGTTCCAGTGGTTCGACGCGCTCGACGAGGACCTCCCGGCTTTCGAGGGAAAGTTCTCGATCGCCGTCTCCGACCTGAACACCGGGTTCGCTGACAAGGGCGGCTGGACGTTCACTCTCACCAACGATGGCGTGGTCGACCGGATCGTCTCGCCGATCGCCGGAACGGGTATCCCGATCCTGGAGTCGGCAACCCCGGCCGGCCAGAGCGTCGGTGACCTGATCGTCGTCCGCGGTTATGGCCTCGCCTCGGCAGTGTCCGCGACCATCGGCGGCGAGCCCGTCACCGAGCTCCGCATCGTCGACAACTACGCGGCAGTCATTCAGATCCCCGCCGCCGTCGCCGGTTCGGCGCCGATCATCGTGACGAACGCAGCTGGCGCGTCGCTCGCGCTGCCGTACAACGCGGCGTAGCACCCACCCCTGAGGCCGCGACAGACAGGCTCTGTCGCGGCCTCACCCATTCACACGAGAGACAGGCTTTCAGTGATCACAGCAACACAGGTTGGGCGCGATCTGCACCTGACCGTCGAGAACATCCCCGAACCATTCATCATCAAACCGCTGCCCGGCAAGGTCGGCGTGCAAGTCACCGACTCATACCTGAACGGTGCTGTCGGTGCCGCCCCGGACGAGGAGATCACCGACGCGCTCATGATGTGCGTCGACGGTGCCCAGTTCGATCCTGAGACCGGTTTCTACATTCCTCTGCCCGAGAGCGAGCGGCACGTCTACAACCGCATCAGCGAGGAGCTGAGGCTCGGCGAAGCGGAATCGGTGCTCCTCCCGGCGTTCTTCTGGCAGACCGTCCTCGGCATCGACGGAGTCACGGCATTCGTCGAGGCAGGTGAAGGCGTCGCTGGTGGGGTAAAAGCACTCTGGGCGTTGGTAGCTCGTTTGGGTCTCTCACCCTCGAGGACATCGCCCAGTTCGGCATTGGAAAACCTGATCCAGCTACAGGCCAGTTCCCCGAGTACGTCTACCCCGCAGGGTGGCGCGAAGCCCGGGAAGCAGCCGCAAGACAGGCAGCCGGCAAAGCCGAAGCCGAGCGCGGGATAACGACCCGCGAGTTCTGGCTGCTCGCCCTCCCGCAGCTGTTCGGCGAAGTCGAGCTTGACCTGGCACAAAACCAACTGATTCCCGACCTTGATCGGGCTCTCGACACACGCCCGTGGCACTTCACGCGTTCCGCGATCGAACGCCTCCGCGACATTGATGCCTCATGGCTCCGAAAGCAGGTGAACGCCCATGTTCGAAGCCGGCGCTCTGATCTACCGCATCCAGACGATGGGCGCGGAGGTCTTCGAGAAGGAACTCAAGGCGAATGATGCTGCGCTCGCGAAGGCGGGCGCCACAGCGAAGGCCACCGGTAAGTCGACGGAGGAACTCGGCAAAGCGCAGGACGGCACCGCGAAGAAAACGAAGACTGCGGCGAAGGAGACCGACGAACTCGGCAAGTCGCAGACGGCGACGAAGCAGAAGACCGAAGAGGCCACAAAGGCTACCGAGAAAAGTGGTAAAGCCCTCACCGGCATGTCGGAGGACGCCAAGCGGACATCTCGCGAGGTCGGCCAGGCGGCCGTCGGCATCGGTGCAGCGTTCGTCGCTGTGGCTGGTCTGTCGGCGAAAGCTGCCATGGACTGGGAGTCGTCGTGGGCTGGCGTCACCAAGACGGTTGACGCACCCGCAGCGAAGCTCGACGAAATCGAGGAAGGGCTCCGCGACCTGACGGCAGTCCTCCCAGGCACGCATGACGAAATCGCGGCCGTCGCTGAGGCTGCTGGTCAGCTCGGTGTGGCCGCCGACTCGATCGTCTCCTTCACGAAGACGATGGTCGACCTCGGCGAAACGACGAACCTGACCTCGGACGAGGCAGCGACGGCCATCGCGCAGTTCATGAACATCATGCAGACCGCGCCCGACGACGTCGACCGGCTCGGCTCCGCCCTCGTCTCGCTCGGTAACAATGGTGCGTCCACGGAGAAGGACATCATCTTCATGGCCCAGCGGATCGCTGGCGCCGGAAAGATCATTGGCCTCAGCGAGGCGGAAGTGCTGTCGTTCGCGAACGCACTCGCCTCCGCAGGTATCGAGGTCGAGGCCGGTGGTTCGGCTATCTCCCGCATCATGACGGACATCGCCAAGGAGGTCTCCACCAACGGTGAAGACCTCGAGAAGTGGGCGTCCGTCGCGGGAATGTCCGCGGACCAGTTCGCGACGAAATTCAAGGGTGCCCCGGCTGAGGCGATCAACCTGTTCATCCAGGGTCTCGGCAAGATGGCCGACGCCGGCGGAGACGTGTTCACCACGCTCGACGACCTCGGCCAGAAGGACATCCGTGTCTCGAACGCGTTGCTGTCGATGGCCAACGCTGGCGACCTGCTCACCGACTCCCTCGCCACAGGCAACAAGGCGTGGGAGGAAAACAGCGCCCTGCAGCAGGAGGCGTACAAGCGGTACCAGACCACCGAGTCGCAGATGGCGATCGTACAGAACCGGGTCACGGAAACCGCGATCCAGTTCGGTGAGGTGCTGCTCCCCGCGGTCCGCGACGTAACGGCGTTCATCGGCGGTCTCGCGGACGGTCTCGGCGGCATGGACCCTGAGCTGCAGTCGGTTTTCGTGCAGACAGGGCTCGTCACTGGTGCGGTACTGCTCATGGGCGGCGCCATGCTCCTGGCAGTTCCGAAGACCGTCGAACTGATCGGTGCCGTCCGGGCGCTCTCAGTGATGATGCCCACCGCTACCGCCCGCATGAAAGGCTTCGCGTCATTCATGGGTGGACCGTGGGGTCTTGGCCTCGCCGCCGGCGTTGTGTCGGTGATGCTCCTCGAGCGTCACCTTGACTCACTGAAGGCGACATCCGAGGAAGTCGAGAACGCGCTCTTCACTGCGAAGACCGCGGCAGACATCTTCGACGACGTCGGCAAGGGCCGCGAGTGGAGCGCGTTCCGCGACGTCGAGGCGGACCTGAAGAACATGTCCGAGATGCTCGACAAGGTGAGCGCGCAGGACGACAACGTCTTCCTGCGGTTCACGACTGAAACCATCGGTTTCCGAAACGCACTGAAGACCACGGGTGAGCGGCTGGGGGTTATCGCCCAGTCAGCTCTACCCACGGCGCAACGTGCGTTCAAGCTGATGGCCGACGAGACTGACGGCTCGCAGAAGCAACTCGGGGTGCTCCTCCGCCAGATGCCCCAGTACCGTGAGGCGCTCGTTAAGCAGGCGAAGGAACAAGGCATCAACGTCACCACTGACGACGAAGCTCTGAACCTGAAACGGCTTCTCGCCCTCGCGACCGGTGACACCACCACAAAGACGAAGGCGCAAACGGAGGCCACGGAACTACTCGTTGCCGCTGAAGAAGAAGCCATCGCCAAGGGTGAAGAGTGGCGCGCGGAGATTCAGGAGCAAGACGCTGCGTTCGTCTCTCTCGGCGGGACATACGACGCCGTGGTTCAGAAGAACCAGGACGTTGCACAATCCACTGCGGATGCCACGAAGGACACGAAGGATTCGTGGGAGACGTTCTACGACGGTGTATCCATCGCCATCAGCGACTACATCACGGAGTTGCAGACTCAGGTCGACGCCCAGAACAACTGGGAATCGAACATGGTTCTGCTCGCTGGGCGGGTTTCGGAAGGGATGCTGGACGAGCTTGCGAAGCTCGGCCCGGAAGGTGCCCCGCTCGTTGCCGCACTGGCTACGGCATCTGATGAGGAGCTGGCGAAGCTGGAACCACTGTATGCGGAGAAGGCAGCGGCAGCGACAGGTGCGTTCGCGACGACACTTGCGAACTCTCAGGCGGTCATCTCGGCTGCGTCCGCGCAGCTCGGCGAGGAAGCTGCACGCGAGATCGCGACGAAACTGTCGAACGGTACGGCCACGGTCGAGCAGATCATGGCCGAGTACAAGCTGGAGATCGAGTCCTCGGACCCGAACGTGACAGTTGACGCGGATACCGGTGATGCGACGAGGAAGCTCGACAACTTCAAGATCCTGATGAACTCGATCCAGCGTCGATTGCAGATCACCCTGAGCGGCGGCGAAACCGGCGGCGGCTCGGGCATGGCCGACGGCGGCCGGCTCGACTTCTACGCCAACGGTGGCCGGTCGGAGAACCACGTCGCACAGTTCGCTCGCGCGGGCACCATGCGGGTGTGGGCGGAGCCTGAGACCGGCGGGGAGTACTACATCCCCATTGCCCAGGCGAAGCGTGGACGGTCCACGCAGATCCTCGCTGACGCCGCGAACGAGTTCGGTTACCAGCTGGTGCCGGTTGGCGCTCAAGCGTTCGCCGACGGCGGCCGCACGGGCAGCACTGCACCGGTCGTCGCCGGCGGGCCGCTCATCGGACAGGTCACTTTCGAGAACACCTCCGAGGAACACGCCCGCGACGCACTCGAGGAACTCAGTTTCTTCCTCCGCACGATTCAGAGAGGCGGCAGACATGGCCGGTAAATGGCTGGTGTCGTCCGGAACCGCGACAGTGGAGATCTGGGAATCTTCGGGTCACCCCGTGGTACTCACATCGGCACCGGAGATCGGGTACGGCGTCCGAACGGATGACGTGAGCATGCCAGGCGGCGACGGGATCATCTTCGGCGCCGACGAGCTTGACGGTTCCTCGATCCTGCTCACGTTGGACATCGGCGATCTCCTCTCCGAGTCCGCGGCTGTCTCGGCGCTGCAGCAGGTCCGGCAGGTGTGGCGTGCCGATCAGGTACGCCGCACGCCCGGGGCAGTCTCGACTCTCGAGGCACCGTCCGGGCGGCTCACGTTCGGTCGACCCCGACGGTTCTCCCACGACGATACGTACCGGAAGCAGGGCCTCATCCGGGCAACCTGCGACTTCACCGCCACCTCCGACCTCTGGTTCTCCGGTGTGGAGAACGAAGCATCGGTGACGCTCGTGCCTTCCCCCGGCGGCGGGCTCATCGCTCCACTGCAGTCGCCACTCGCGACGACGGAAACCTCGGATCGCTCCACGGCGTTCACCGTCACCGGGGAGGTGTCGACCTGCGGAATCTACGAGGTCGAGGGGCCGCTCATCGACCCGGTGGTGGAAGTCGTCGGGCTGTTCCGGCTGGAGTACCGCGGCACCCTCGCCTTCGACGAAGTCCTCACCATCGACACTCGCCCTCACGTACGCACCGCAAGGCGCAACGGGGCATCCGTGTCGCTCGCTCCAACATCGACCCGCATGTCTCAGACGGCGCTCCCTCCGGGCCGGCACGAACTCGTGCTCCGGGGTGCGTCCGAAGCAGGCACAGCTCGCGTCACCGCTCGGTGGCGGGACGCCTTCACCACGTTCTAGAAAGCAGGCACACATGTTCGATCCGGTCCCTTGGTTCGTCGGCGGCGGGGCGCAACACTCCCCTGAAGTCGCGCGACTGTTGGCCTACGCGGCAACCGGAGGCGTGGAAGGGGTGATCACCCCCACCGACCTCAAAGTGCTGCCACTGGCGGTTCCTGGGGGTGCAGTCCGCGCTCTACCGGGAGCCGCGCTGATCCTCAACCGCGCCGTCGGCGGCGCCCAGCAAACCTATGTGTCACGGATGCCGACGGAGACGCAGGTGGGGATCGCAGCGACGGGTTCGGGCGCCGGCCGGTCAGACCTCATCGTCGCCCGGGTCGAAGATCCGTTCATGGCGGGCGAGCCTTGGCAAGATCCGAGCGACCCGAAGGTGGGACCGTATGTCTTCCTGCGGGTGATCCCGAACGTGCCGGCGGACACTACCCGTTTGCAGTCCGTGAACGGTTATGAGGGAAGCTCGGCGATCACACTCGCTCGAATCGACATCCCTGCGTCCACGGGAACGATCACGGCCGCGATGATCAAAGATGTTCGCGGCATCGCGCAGCCCAAATCGGCGATGGAGGCATGGTCTGTCGTCGGGCCAGGCGCGAACACTGACCTGCCGACGAGCGCAGCGTGGACCACACTTGCGTCCCTCACCGCGTCCGGGCGTATCCCCGAGTGGGCGACGCGCGCGTACGCGAACATTTCGGTCTCCGGCCTTCTGGTCAATTCCGGCGAATGGCGTGGGTTTTTGCGCGTGTCGATCACCACAGCGGCGGGCACCCGCAGTTCGACTCCCGTGGCAGTCACGGAGACGAATGCCACGTACAACTGGCCCGGGCGGCGATTCTCGTTGCCTCTCGGATCATTCCTTGAGGATCTCAGTGCTCTCTCCGGGCAGCCCGCGACGGTCAAGGTGGAACTTCAAAAGGCTGTCGGCACCGGCATCATCAACCACGGGCCGACGACAGTTACCGGTGTCAGCTTGAACTACATGCAGGCCGCGATATGAGCGGGTGGAATTACATTGCTCAGCGGGCGACGACGGGCGAGTTCTTGAGCATGGAGTTACCGCTGACGGCCACCCCTAAATGGGCGCTGTCCGGCACCGGCTTTCTCACCGGCACGATCGCCCCCGACCTCGGCCGTCTACGTGCCTCGGACGGCTGGCTGCTGTTGGAGGAATGGGGAACTCTGATCTTCGCGGAAGCGGACGGCATCATTCGGTGGGGCGGCATTGTGATCAGTTCCGAGTTTGACGGGCCGGAGTGGAAGGTGGTGGCAGCGGAGTTCTCGACCTACCCACACGGTATGCCCTATGGCGGTTCCTATTCGCAGATCGGTGTTGACCCGGCATCCGTGGTGCGGCATCTGTGGGAGCATCTGCAATCGCACCCGGATGGCAACTTGGGCGTGACGGTGGTGGGCTCAACCCCGGTGCGAATCGGTACAGACCCCGAGGATGTGAGCTTTACGACAGGTGCCGGAACGGATGTCGCATTCCGCGCTGGCCCATACGAACTGAACTGGTGGGAGTCCCCCGATATTGGGCGGGAAATCTCGGCCTTGTCGAACCAAACCCCGTTCGATTTCGTGGAGCAGCACCGCTGGAACGCCGACCGAACCGACATTCACCACGAAATCGTTATCGGTTACCCACGGGCTGGTCGCCGCCGCTCTGACCTTTCGTTCATCCAAGGCGACAACGTGACGAGTGTCGTGACACCGGAGCTCGACGGCGACGAGTTCGCCAATGAGGTCGTTGGACTCGGCGCCGGAGAGGGCGCTGGCGCGGTGCGTCGTAACACCGCTGTGCGCGACGGCCGGCTCCGGCGCGTGTACGTCTACTCCGATAAGGGGGTGTCTTCTGTCGAACGGATGGATGCTCTGATCCGTGACGAGTTGACGGTGCGGCAGCGCACTCTCAGCATCGATTCGATCACTGTTCGGGAACACCCGAACGCACCGATTGGGTCGTGGGCGCTCGGCGATGACATCCGCGTCCAGGCGACGGTTCCCTGGCTCGGCGAGGTCGAACTGTGGTGTCGGATCACGGCATGGGAACTCACTTCTGAACACACGGCAACGCTGTCACTGGCGCGTTCTGACTCATTCGTATACGGAGGGTAAGCATGGCTAACGCAGCCGAGAAACTGGCCAGGGAGATCGCCGATCTCAAGCGACGGTTGAACTCCCTGGACCGGAGCGCACAACTTGCCCGCTCGACGATTCGCATTGGCGAGGAAGACGTCGGGGTCCCCGCGGCGCTCGTGGCCGGCGTGGAGGCGGCGGTGAAGGTCAGCGAGTTCGATCTGCTGATGAAGCAGTTGCGAGAGGATTTGGACAATGCTGCGGAGCTGATCGAGTCGTCGGGTGTGCAACTCGATGGGCGACTGTCGGAGGCGGAGGCTGCGCTGACTTCCACGGGTGAACGGCTCACCTCGGCGGAGGCGGACCTGGTTGAGGTGTTCGGAAAGGTCGAGAACCTCAGTGACCCGACGGAGCAGATCGAGGCGGCTCGGGTCTCGGCCGTGGCTGAGGCTGCTGCGGCTGCGCAGGTCATCGCGGATGCTGCTGAGGCTGAGGCGGTCGCTGCTGCGGCTCTGGCGGCTCAGGCGGCTGCAGATGCTGCGGAGGCGGCGGCGATCTCTGCGGCGGCCACGGATGCCACGCAAAAGGCTGCGAAGGCAAAGGCTGACGCTCTCGCGGAGGCCGCGCTCGACGCGACGGGGAAGGCGGACGCTGCGAAGGCTGCAGCGAACACTGCTCAAGAGCAGGCGGATGCCGCTCACGCCCTCGCTGGCACGGCGGAGGGTAATGCTCAGGCGGCGCTCACTGCTGCCGGCAACGCGGCGACGGCAGCGGGGCTGGTGTCGAAGAACCTGTTCTCGACGTCGAGTCCGTCTGGCACTGCGCCGTTCGGGTCGACGTGGTTTCAGGTCAACGGCACAGGGCAGGTCATCGGCCAATGGCAACAGACCGCCGCCGGTATCGCCTCGACATGGACGAAGCGCGACGTAACCTCGGACACGATCGCAAACCTCGACGTCGGCAAGCTCTCTGCCGGTACGGCGAACCTCATCGCCGCCGTTGCACAGAAGATCGCAGCAGGCACGGCCGACATCCAGACGGTCAACGCCTCCAACCTGTTCGTCACGGGTACGGCGAACCTGAATACTGCCGTGGTCGAGAAGATCTGGGCCGAGGTCGTTCGGGCGAAGATGGTCGTCGCTGACGAGTTCATTGGCACCAACGCCATCCTTTCGGGTGCAGTGAAGGCCGCGCAGCTTGACGGTGAAGCGGTCAACGGTAAGACGATCACGGGTGCCACCGTCCAGACCACGACCGCAACCAACCGGGGTGTGCAATTCGATAACAGCGGAATCCAAGCGTGGAACTCATCTGGCACTCGGACGGTGTTCGTCGATGCTGCCACCGGGGCGCTCATTGTCGGTGCCGGAACCTTCAACGGAACGGTCAACGCCACCGGTGGCACCATCGCCGGCGACTTGATTATTAGCGGCGGCGGAAGACTCAAATCCAGCGCCTCGGGAAACCGGGTCGAGGTCCACACGACCGGACTCTCCTTCTTCTCTGCGAGCAGTGGCGGGAACGTAACTGGACTGTCCTCGTCCCCGAACACCCAGATCCCAACTAGCCCCCTTTTGCATATCGGGTCTCCGGGGATAACAGTGGGTTCCCGATATGTCAACGGCGTGGATGGCACCAAGGGTCAATTCAGCGTCTCATTGGACACCGTGGAGCTGTCGACGGTCTTCTTGGACACGGTCGGCCTTCGTGAGTCCAACGTGCGCGGCAATGGTGGGACCAGGCTGACCATCCCGCGACGCTTTGAGACGAAGACCGCGAGGGATGCGCTGGCGCAAAAGCCGGAACAGGGCGACCTCGTCGTCATCGCACAAACGCAAGACCGCGGCCTTTACATGTACGACGGCATCAACAACGACTACACCCCCCTGGCTACCGACACCGACTGGATTCAGATCACGCCAACCTCGGGGCAGGCGGTCTCGGACAACCTGTTGTACTACCGCCGAATCGGTCTTGTTGTGTACTTCAAGGGTCGCGTCCAGAACGCAGTAGTTGGTTCGCCCATCATTACGATGCCGGCCGGATTCATCATCGACGGTGGCCCAGACAACGTATTGATTCTCGACCAGGGAGGCTCCGCGCGTGTCAACTTCAAGAACAACGGGCAGGTCATCCTCCTAGGCGCTGTGTCTGGATTTCTGACCTTCGCCGGCACGAGCTATGTCGCTGCAGCAACCTAGGAGGAACCGATGAATCTCTACGAGCTCAAATGCCGCACGCGGGCGTACGGTGTGTCTCGCCGGTGGCGGGATGCGTTCGGTCTGTGGCGATCCGAGGCGAAGCACAAGGGCGACGACTATGCCGCGACCTATGGTCACGATCCGGTCTACGCCATCCAGCCGGGAAAGGTGGTCGCTGTCGGCTGGTCTCCGATCTTCGGGTACTTCCTGCAGGTCCGTCGGGACGCGTTCGTGGTGGTCAAGTACCACATGTTCGAACGGCAGCCGGCGTTCGTGAAGGGCGACCAGATCCTCCCGGGTGACTATCTCGGGCGGACTGGTGCCAGCGCGGATAACGCGAGCGGGAACCACATTCACATTCAGGTCGAGCGGCTGTACTTCACGGTCGACCCGCGTCCGTTCGTCACCGAGTATCTGGGGACGCCTGCCTCCGCAGGCGCCGTCGCTTTTCCCACCAACCCTGAACCGTTCGAGGAGGACGATATGTTTACAGATCAAGACCGCGCGGAGGCTGCCGAGACGCTCCGGCTGCTGCGCACTCGGAACCTTCCGGTGCTGGTGAAGACGGGCAGGTCCAACAAGGTGTGGCTGTCCGACCTCGTCGTGCGTCGGCTGGTGGCGTCGGAGGATGAGCTTGCGCGGACGAAGGGCTCGCTCCAGTCCCGGTCGCTGTCTACCGTCGTGAATGTCGTTGCAGATCTCGACGTGTTCGGTGTGCCGGTGCTGACGGACGCTCAACGGGAGTCGTTGACGCAAGCGCAGATCGACGGCGAAGCCTGATGCGTTGTCGCCGTCCGTGCGTGTGCCCGTCGGAGTGCCGCGGATGCACGCCGACGACTGACCCCTGCAAACACACAGGAGGTCAAGGGTGAGACGTATCGTCAACGCCTGGGGTTCGATCCGCGAACCCCGCCACATCAAGACTGTCTTCTTCTTCTACTATCTCGTGGCGATCGCCACGGGCATCGTGACGTTGACGATGCCACCCGATCTGGTCGAGCTGGTACTCGGCGTGGTCCTCGCTCACGCCTTTTCGGTGTTCCTCATCCTCGGCGGCTTGGCCTGTGCTGTCTCGGTGTTCCCCGGCTGGTGGTGGCTCGAGCGGATCGGTTGCTGGTCCAACCTCGTCGGGATTTCGTTGTTCCTTCTCGTGATCGTGTCTCTCACCGTGAATGACGCCGCCGACGCAGGGCCCACGCAAGCGGGCGTCGGGATGCTGTCAACGGGTGTGTTCGTGATTCGGCTGTTGATGATCCGGAAATACAGCTTCGAGCCACGACAGGGGTAACTGATGACCGCACAGGACTGGGCGCTCATCATCACCGCGATCGGTGGCGGTGCTCTCCTCAAAGAACTCGTCGTGTGGGCACGCAGAGCATTCACCGGATCCGCGTCCAAGCGTCGCTCCGAGGTTGACCGCATCGCAGCCGAGGCAGCGCACGAACGCCGCCTTCGACGCGCAGCGGAGAAGAACGCCGACAGTGAAGCCACCAAGCGCCGAATCATCCAGGAGTACGCATCGCGGCTCCGTTCCGCCTACTACGAAGCAGGCCGCACCCCTGAGGCGTGGCCCGAGATCGAGAAGACCCTGACCCCGGAAGAGGTCATGCAACTGAGAACAGAGGAGTAACCATGCCCGACCAAGCAGCACCTGAAACAACGATCAGCCCGAAGGTCATTGCACAGGCTGTCACTGGCGTTGCCTTGACAGCCCTCGTCGCGGGCATCGCGGCCGTGACGCCCGACCACTTCGCCAGCCTCGGGATCTGGGGCCCGATCGGTTACGCCGCGATCGTGTCCATCGGTGGCAGCATCGCGGGATACATCAAACGGGATCCGCTGCGCGGCACCGGCACGTCGTAGCCGCCTTGAACGGCGAACGCCCCCTCATCATCTTCGGATGGTGAGGGGGCGTTTTTTTGCATTCTGAGGGCTGCTGCCTGTGGATAAATCTGTGGAGAATCTGTGCAAAGCTCTGTGCAATACTAGAAACACGACGAGCCGGTTACCGGAGCGTTGTCCGCCTAGGACCCCGCGATGCGGGGTTTTAGTGCTTAAGGGTCCCAGCGCCAGACGTGGTGCCTGATCGGCTGAACTTTCTCCCACAGGCGCTCTACCGCACGCCTTGTGCGTTCATGCTTCTCGACGTGCGCGTCCAATCGCCGGTAGAGGTAGACAGCGAGATCGGCCGACTGCACGCCGGGCGACTCCGAAGACTTTCCGAAAACGATAGGCATCTCAATCTGCACCAGCTTTGACGAACGATATCCTCCGGTGCCGCTCACTTGATACTGCGCAGTCTGCAAGATGTGCATCGCTTGCCCCTGAACCTCGTCTGCGATGACGGTGACGACGTCTCCCACTGAAGCCGCATACTCGTTTACCGCCTCAAGTGCGTGCTGGAGCGCGATCCGATGAGGTGCATACGGGTATCGGTAGCGCGCGTTCAGCCGGGTGACATCGACTCCGCGGATGATCATCTTGATGGGAAGCTCCGCTAGACGATCAAGTGCGTCGCCGTAGATCGCCAGCGCAGCCCGGGTCTTGCCGCGCACCGGGGCCCAGCACCCGACACCGGACATGATTTCGTGGGCATGAAACTCCACGCTTGGGCTGTCGATTCCGAAGCCACGGGCGTATTCGCGAGACGCTTTCAGTGCGCCGGACACGTCGCTAAGGTTCTCAGTTCGCACCACGATCGCCCCAACGTAGTAGCGGTCGGCGGTGTAGGACTCGTCCAGAAATGCATAAAGCATCCCCCCATCATGTCGTGCCGTGAGGTTGGACGGCGCGGGTGCCGCGCGGAGGCTTCTAATGGGCGATGGTAGGGCCACTCAAGTAAGCGGTGCGACATTCGGGGCAGACGTAGTATGGATGCCGCTCGGTGCCATCGATCACGAGCCCGACCAGGCAACGGGGACAGTTCGGGCTGTCGAACGGGTCGTCTTCCATCCCGGCAGTATGCGCCGCTCCCCCCACGGCACGCCAGCCCTCCACCCGCTATGGTTAGGGCGTCCGGTGGATGCCCCCTCACCGGCCATGTCCTCTCGTGCCGCTTCGGGTGCGTCACGAGAGGACACCCGCTAGTTCGCTCCCAAGGGTGCTTCTTCCCGATCTTCCTCGACCTCTGCTGTTGCGAGGACGGCGATCAGAGTTGCGGTGAGCACTCCAACCGACGCGCCGGCGCAGAGCCACGCGACTGACCCCCACAAAGCTCCGAGGCCACTGTGCTCAACGCCGAGCAGCACCAGCCCGAGGCCCACGAAGGAACTGACCAAGGCCGCCACCGATAAGAACCGGAACCATCTCAGACGACGGATCTTCAAATCAATGGAGCGTCGCTCGACAGCGACGGTCAGCATAACGATGGGGAAGACAGCCGTCAGCACGGCGCAGGTATCCTCGTTCACGCTGTCGACCCTATCGGGCGAGTTGCGCCAGGCATCAGGACAAGGGCGGCGTCTTCGGTCTCGTTAGAGGAAGCGGCTCGCGCCACGTCGATCCTGAGGATGCGAGGAACTGAGGTGGCAGCTTGCGCTCGTACAGCCCGTAGACGTTCTGCGTCGCCTCGTTCAGTGACCCCCAGTAACCGATCAGCTCACGCTTGGTCGGATCCACGTGCCAGGTGATCGCCCGGTAGTAGGTGGTGCGGCCGGCGCCGAGCTGCAGCTTACGGATGAGCGCGATCGGATCTCTTGAGGTGCTGTGAACGATCGCCCACTCGATGGGTTGTGTGACGTTCGAGAGGTCCGGCATGTTTCGAATATACGTTCGAGAGCTGCAATCGGCAAACCCTCAACTGAAGCAGTAGTGAGGCCCACGACCTCACTACTGGCGAACTCGGCTCTGGTTCGTGAAGAAGGCTCCGGCGCCGAACGCCAGGATGATGACGCCGAGGATCAATGCCACCGGACCGGAGCGCTCGAGCATCGCGAGCCCGGCGAGGGTGACGATCCCGCCGAGCACGAGGCCGACGATTGAGAGGAGCCACAT